TAACTGAGGAAGAGGATGATAATGTTAATGAAGATGCTAGAACTGATGCAGAACAAGAAGGCTATGAAGACGGATTTAAAGACGCTAAAAAAGATATGAAAGATGCTCTTAGTAAAATGAAAGTATCAGAACTTAAAGCTAAAATTAGAGAAGATATAATTAGCGTATTATCTGAACAAGAAGATGTTGATGTAGACGTAGATGTAGAAGATGAAGTTTCTGTAGATGCCCCAGGAGATGATGTGGAAATAGAAAAAAAAGCTGTAAAAGCTAAAATTCAAGTAGGATTATCTCCCGAGGAAGAATTGGTACAGGATTCACTGGAAGCTGCTATGAAATCCTCAGAAGCTTTAGGTGATGACGTATTAACAGATCAAATTGGTAATACTATTACTTATTTTACTAGAAAATTTGTAGTAGGAAGTCGTACTGATTAACATGCTTAATGAACGTAAACTTACAGATAAAGAACTAGACCAACGTGCTGAAACTATTCAAGGTTTGTTGTCCAATAAACGCACACTAGTTAAAAAATATGGTAAGGATGCGGAAAAAGTTATGTATGGTATTGCTACAAAACAGGCTAAATCTAAAGTTGAAAACATGAATAAAGAAAAAATTAAAGAATTAATTCAATTAGCACTTCAAAAAGAAGCTGAAACTGTACCTACTGTACCCCACTCCACTACGGACCTTACTAAAACAGTTGATACTGGTTTTTCTGGTAGAGCCGATTATGGAGAAGAAGATAAAGCTTTAGGCCAAGAAGATGAATTAGAAATGAAAGGATTAGAAGAACAAGTTGATAAATTTAATTTAGATGTGTTTGGGTATGAAACTAAATACTTTAAAGTTTGTCCTGGTGCTAAAACTTTTATGGATAAAGTAATGGCTAAAGGATATGGTGACAAATCAGATGATAAAGAAAAAGTTATACGTTTAGCTAAACTACATGATTTACTTTTTGTACGTGAATTAAAAGCCTTAAAAGACCCTGAATATGCTGCTGATATATTAGGTACAGCTAAATTTATAGCTGCTGAAATTAAAAAAGAGGTTAATGGTTTGAATATCCCAGTTGAGGATGTATCTTACATTGATAATCATATTGAGATAATTAAAGATCAAGCTAAAAAAGCAGATTCAAGAATTACTGAAGGCCATGGTTTAGGTCAAAGGGATTTAGATACCCTAGAATCACTTAGAAATCAAATAGAACAAGGAACTCTAGATAGTAAAAAACAAGATGAATTTGTTAAAGTTCTTAATTTTCTAATTAAATCAAATATACTACAAGACAAAACAAAAGATTTATCTAAAGGTAAAGTAACTGAAGGTCATGGTTTAGATCAAGGTGATGTAAATGAATTAGAAAATTTAATATCACAACTTAAAGATGGTGGAGATTTATCTATGGATGTAGGTTCTAGAAAAAAATTCATTAAAATTCTTCAATTTATAGTTAAATCAAATATACTACAAGACAAAACAAAAGATTTATCAAAAGGTAAAGTTGACGAAAATTTAATTAAAGAATTTATTGGTGGAGAAACGGAAAAAAGAATATCTGTTTTATTTGATAAATTGGTTCCTAGTTCAGGTAAGGCCGGTACTGTAGAAGGTGAAATTATTAGAGCCATAAATAGAATTATTTATAGATGGGGTAATGATGGAGACCATTTTGCAAGAGGTTATGGAGCTGAAACAGTAGGACCTGCTATGGAATATTTAACTGATGCATTTGATATCCCGCTAGAAATAAGAGCTAAATTTGAAGCTTGGGAAAATGATAACTTTAGTAATGATTATGGTAAAGAAGAATTAATAGATTTAGCCCAAATAGCTTTACAATATGTTGAAAAGAAAGTAAGAGAAGATGATCTTACTCCTACTCAGGACGATTTACTTAATTACGGAGGTAAATACAGGAAATATGTAAGAGATATGGAATATGATGATGAATTTATGAATGAAGGTCATATGATGAAAGGAGATGACTTAGATGTAGGTCATATTGATAATGAACCCAGAATGTTAAAAAAAGAGTTAGCTAGAGCTGGTAAAATGATCCAAATGCTATATAGAGCTATAGATAAATATGATGGTAAGGGTGAAGTAGATTTTCCACAATGGTGGCAATCTAAAATTATTAAAGCAAATGATTATTTGGATAGTGCCTTTGATTATTTAGATGGTGAAGAAAGTGTAGCCAAAATAGATGCTATGATAGATGTAGTAGGTGAAGAAATTTCATCTAAAAATTATGCTAAAGGAATAGAAGTAGTAAAAGATACTTTATCTAAAGAAGGTGGTGCAGCTGGTTTAGAGCCATTAGTTAAAGAATTAGTTAAACTGGGATTTAAAAAATCTGATGTTATTGAACTACTTAAAAATATGACTAGTGTTAAAAAACATAGGGATGGAGATTATATATTATTGCCCTTAGAAGAAAAAATAGAAGGATCTGAAGCTAAAAAACTTAAGAAAATAGAAAAAGAATTAAATAAAGCTTCTAAAATGCATAAATCCCAAGCTGACAGAATAGGAAAATTAGTTAAAGAAATATTAACTGAAATGGACGGTGGTCAATTATTTGATTACTTTGCTAACAAAGGTTATAAAGTAATAGAACGTAGACCAGATGGAAGAGAAGCTGGGTTTGAAGGGTATATGGTAAGTAGAGGAGATGGTCCATATCCTCAATCAGTAATATTTCAATATAACAAAGATAATGATCGATTCATGATTAGTAGAATGGGTGGTTATAGAATTGATCAAAAAGAAGCTATAAAAGCAGGAATGAGAGAACTAGGTTACTCAGGTGTAGCTGGAAGAGATGCTTATATATCAGATGGAAATTTTAAACCAGTTGATATTTCAGTTGAAGGATTAAAAGATATAGTAGATCATGTAATGACTGGTTTAGATAGAGAAGCTGAAGCTCAAGCAGACTTTTATAGAGATAGAGGACGTACATCAGGTACTATAGATGAAAAAATTAGACTTGCTGTAGAAAAAAAATTAACTGCTGCTGAAAAAGATAAAAAAGAAGATATCATTAAAAGTATAGCAAAACAAAAAGGTGGCAAGAAAAAACTTGAACCTGTTGATTATGCTGTAGCTACTGATAGAGCTAAAAAATTAGCCGAAGAATTTAAAGTAGGCCAAAAAATAACATACTTAGGAAGCCCAGGTGAAATTACTAAAGTTGATAAAGATGTAATGGATAGAGTTTACTATAATGTATTATATGATAAAGGTACAGGTAAAACAAAGGCATCTAACATCTATAATAAAGATGGTGAAATAAAAGCTGTATAATATGACTGCAGCAGAATTAAAAGAAAAAATTAAAATTTTAGCTGTAGATATAATAGCTAAAAAACCCAAAGCAGATGATGCTGCTATAGCTTATCCTGAATTACAAAAATTCCCTCCCCTAAAAGATATTATAGTAGATTTATTAACTGATGAGTTTGATTCATTTATTGAATCCATAGATTGGGTTGCTCCTAGACCCACTACTTTTAGAATTAATTTACTAAATGGTGAAAATTTTCTTTTAATGTATACTATAAAAAGTTTTATAGCTCAAGTCCAAGGAAAAAAATATTATTTACTTAATCTGGATGAAGAAGAAAGATGTGCTTTAGCTATTAATAGATTACTTAGAATAGGACCTGCTAGTGGTGCTGAAGTAGAAGGTGAAGCAACAGATACAGAAACTGCAGCACCCGCTGAGGAAGAGGAAGTAGACGTTAACGTAGATGTAGAAGCGTAATGGATGTATTTGATAAAATAATAAGAGAAAATTGTTGGAAGTTTAATAAGGGATATCCTGATAGTCCTGAGGATATTAATTATTTAAAACTAAAAATTAATAATTTAGTTTTAGAACAAGATGAAGATGACCTTGATGAATTAAGAACAAATTTATTAAGTCTTGTCAATAATATTTCTGATGCTGAAGAACTAAAACAAATAACTAAATATACTAAAAATGTAGGTTTTGGAAATTCCATGAGAAAACATTTATCCTCTAAAAATTTAAGTTCTAAAGATATTTTATTTTTTCAATCCCTACTTTCAGATTTAGGAAAAACTGGTGAGTTTTCTAAAATTGCAGAAAATCCCCCCACTTTTGATGTGAATAAAGGAAATTACTTTAATCAAATTCCTGGATTTAGTTCCGAGGAATTAAAATCTTTATATGGTGATATGAAAGATTCTATACAAGGAACTGTATCATTAGGACCTGGAGAAGCTTTTTTATCAGTATTTTTTGATAATGTAAAAAAGGCAAGTTCAAAAGGTGATTTAAATATAGACGGAAAAGAAGTTGAATTAAAATCCAGAACTGGAGCATCTGGTGCAATGGTAGCTCCTAAATATGTAGTTAGGGGTAAAGCAGATGATATAATTAAGGACTTTATAAAAACCATTAATAAGTTAAAGTTAGATGATATTCAAAAGAAAGAATTAATAGATTTAATAACTCCCAAAGGTACATCTTGGCCCTACAAAATTGATAGATTATATAGAGCAGCTTTAGAAATGGGAATAGATAATAAAACTTTAGTAAAAGATTTATCTAGTGAATTAAGTGCACAATATAAAAATAAACTACCCTTAGATTTTAAAAAATATTTTGTTAATGGTGAATTTGAAGCTAAAAATTTTATTAATGAATTAGCTAAGGTTTTAGCTAGAGATTATTTTGAAGAACATAAATTTGATGGTTTTATGGTATCAGATAACGTAGGTAATTTTAAATACTATGAAGGAGATAGTTTTATTGATGATATAGGTAATAATATTATTGTTTCAAATCCATCTGATTTAGTACCAAGATTAAAAATATAAAATATGTGTGATTGTGGATGTAATACCTGTGAATCAATAAGAGGACCTTTACTTACAGAAGGTAAAGTAAAGGTAAAATCTTTACTATCTGAAAATTTACAATACCATGTAGATAAAAATATTCCATTATTTGAATCCGTATTTAGAATTGGTTCTAATGCACATTTAAAATTAATTAAGGAAGCTAGAAAAATGTATTCTAGAGATATAATAGATTTATGTGAGGAAGATGAGCACTTAATTAAAACACATTTGGGTGAATTTGGAATATATGAAGGTGAAAGTGTACCTTTAGATTTACCTATGTTAAATGAAGCTAATAAAATATCTGACGATAAGTTAACGAGGTTAGTCTCTAAGATGCCTAAAGGCTATGTTGGGAAAAATACTGGAATTGGAGAATATACTATTTCAACACCAGATGGTGAAGATATAGTTTTAACACAGAGTAAAGATAAGAAAAATTGGTTCTATGAACCATCTAATGTTGCATTAAAAATATTGTTTGAAGCCGAATTTAGAGGTAGGGAAGTAAAATTAAATAAACCTAAAAGAGGTGGACCTAAAAAATTCTATGTTTATGTTAGGGATCCTAAAACTAAAAGAATTAAAAAAGTAACATTTGGAGCTGCAGGTGGTGGTCAAAGTTTAAAAGTAAAATTAAGAGATAAAAAAGCAAGAAATGCATTCTCTAAAAGACATAGATGCCCAGAAAAAAAGGATAGAACAAAAGCATCATATTGGTCATGTAATTTACCTAGATATGCTTCTATGCTAGGTTTAGGTGCTAATATGAATACTTTTTGGTAAATGAATCCATACATAAATAAAGATAATATAAGAACATTCTCTAAAGATGTAGATCCAATGGAATTAGTCTGGCATCAGGATAAGGAAGATAGAGAAATTGAAATATTGGAAGGCAGGGGATGGGAATTACAAATGGATAATGAATTACCTTTTGATTTGATAAAAGGAGATCGTATATTTATAACAGAAGGTAGAATACACCGAATTTTAAAGGGTACTACTGATTTAAAAATTAGAATAAATGGATAACTTTGATTTAAGAAAATATTTAGCTGAAGGTAAGTTATTAAAAGAAGAAATGTCTTTAGATGCTTTTTTAAAAAATCAATTAGCGGGCATTGAAGATAAAATTGAAGGTACAAAAACTGTTGAAAAAGAAGAATGGTTAGATATGTTTGGTGGTACAAAAAATGAAAGTGGATTTGATGATATTTACAATCTTATAAAAAAAGGTAAAGATAGTCATTCTATAGATTTTGGAGATTTTAAAGCTAATTATGATCTTAAAATAGGAAATGATAAAATTATTATAAAATATAAAATAAATTGAAAGAAAAAATTTGTATAGCAATTTGTAAAATTACATTCAACAAAGTATGTCTAGGTTGGTGTAATGCTAAATGCTGTAGTTAAAAGTAAAAACATATAGGATAGATTCATAGCCTATCCGATTAGAAATAATTAAAGAGATCTGTGGCCTCCGTTTGGAGGTCACACTTAAGTTTCGTATATTAATGTGTTAAAAATAGGAATATAATATGAGTAAAGATATAGTAATGATTGGAGCAGGTGTAGCAAATGTAAATGCTGCTACTAAGTTAGTTGACAATGGTTATAAAGGTAAAATTACTATTATTGATATGGGTAAAGATCCATATTTAAGACCATATGAAGAAGTAATGACAGGTTTCCTAGGTGCAGGAGGTTGGTCTGATGGTAAATTAACTTATCATACTTCAATTGGAGGACAATTATCTAAATATTGTGGTGAAGAAAAAGCAATGGAATTATTTGATCAGGTAATTAATAATTTTAAACGTTTCCACCCTAAACCAGAGGAAGTACAATGTTCAAATCCTATTGCAGAACCAGAATTTATCAAACCATATTTTGGGTTAAGATTATTCCCCGTATGGCACGTAGGTACTGATTATTTACATGAAATAGGTAAAAATTGGTATGACTATTTAGTTGATAATGGTGTAGAATTTCATTGGGAAACTAAAGTTACAGATATAGATTTTGATACTCAAGAATTATACTGTGATTGGAATACTCCAAAAGAAACAATAAAATATGATGAACTTATCTTTGGTGTAGGTAAATCAGGTATTGATTTTGGTAAACAATTAGCTGAAAAGTATAACTTACCTACTGAACCTAAACCAGTACAAATAGGTGTTAGATTTGAAGCACCACAAAAACACTTTCAAAAATTAATTGATATAAGTTATGACTTTAAATTATATAGAAAATTTGAGGAAGCAGGAGTATCACTTCGTTCCTTTTGTACTAATAACAATGCAGCTTATGTAGCCGTAGAAGAAACTTATGGTGATCATTCATATAATGGACATGCTAAAAAAGATGAAGCATTTAGAAATGATATGACTAATTTTGGTATTTTAATGGAAGTTAGAGGTATTGATAAACCATTTGAATGGTCTAGAGATGTAGTTAATAAATTACAAAAAGATGGTACAGGATTATATTATAGCCCAACTAGAAAACCATCAACTACATCTGAAGGTATAGATGTATCAGCAGTTAAAGTGGATACATTACATGATATAGCTAAAGCTATGCAACCTTATTTTTGGTATGTATTAGATTTTATTAATGACATGAAAAAAGTATTTCCAACATTAAAGGATGATTGGGGTATTTATGTACCAGAAGTAAAATACCTTTCTCCTGAACCCTTAGTTAATTATAATAATTTATCTTTAACAAAATACCCTAATGTACATTTTGTAGGTGATGCTTTATCAGCAAGAGGTATTACGGTTAGTGGGGCACAAGGTACTTATGTTGCTGAATATATTTTGGAGAATTAAATTAAAGTTCGTATATTTACAATAAACAAAAATTATGACATCAAAAACACCATTTCCACAAAGTAGAAAATTAAAAAAAGCAGACGGGACCATTGCTTACGTATGGGACGGTAAATTACATAATTGGGAGGGTTATGCTTTAATTCCTGAAGGTATTGAAAAAAATGGAGAGTATCATTTATATGGTATTAAACATACAAAAGAAGAGTGGAAGGAAGCTAGATCACAAAGAGAGGGATTGCCTTATTATAAAAATCAATCAATGAAAGCACATCTTTCAGATTATAGAAATTAAGATATGAGAATAGGATTATGTGGTACAATGAGTGTAGGCAAAACTACACTAGTTAATGCTTTAAAAGAAACTAAACAATTTAAAGATTATATGTTTAGAACAGAACGTTCTAAGTTTTTAATGGAACAGGGTATTCCATTAAATACTGATTCAACGTTAAAGGGACAAACTGTATTTTTAGCAGAACGTTGTGCAGAATTAATTCAAAAAGATATTATTACAGATAGAACAGTAATAGATGTTATGGCTTTTACTTTAAATGCAAAATCTATTCCTTATCAAGATAAGGAGGCATTTGAGGAATATGCTAAAGAATTTATTAGAGATTACGATTATATATTTTATATTTCTCCCCATGGAATAGATATTGAAGATAATGGGGTAAGGGAAACAGATGAACATTATAGAGATTTAATAGATTTTACTATTACGACATTAATTAAAAGATATGGTCATAGATGTCCATCTATTGAAAAAATATCCGGATCTACAGATGAACGTATTCAGCAAATATTGAATATTACAGGGCTTTAACATATTTATAATAAAACCCTTATCATGAAATTATCTGAATTAAAAAACTTTATTAGAGAAAATATTATATCTACTTTATCTGAAGATATACAAGACGATATTCAAGCATTAGATAATTATAGTGCTAAATTAGATGCTGTTATACAGAAAAAAGAAGAAGCTGGTATTGAGGAAGAAGAACATAAAGAACCCACTAAAGCAGATCTTAAAAAAACTAAGGGTTTAGCTAAAGCTAAGGAAGAATTAGCCCTATTGACTCGTGAAATGAAATCTTTAGCTAGAAGATATTCTAAAGCTGAAGGTTTAGAAAAAGAATTGGTATTAAATTTATTAAAATCTAAAACTAAATTAAAAAAGGAATTAGAGGCTATCATAGATAAATAAAAAATTTAATGTGGTTAAAAAAAAATCTTAACCTATTAGTTATATTAGGAGCTTGTATTATAGTTTTTACTTTTTTTGAAAAAAGGGAAGATTATGTGGAAGAATATAATGCTAAAATAGTAGCATTAGAACAAAAAGTCGATTCGTTACATAGTGTAAATGACGAATTGACTTTTAAAATCGATACATTAAATGTAGAGATAAATAAATTAGATCAACAACTAGATCTTAAAGACACAAGAATAAACAACTTAAGATATGAAATTAGTAAAAAAGTTGATGCTGTTGATAGTTTTAATGATGATGAGCTGGAAAAGTTTTTCACAGAACGTTATAGACAGTACCTCGATTCAATTAAAGAAACCAGTAGCCAAATTAGTAATTAAGGATCTTATTACTGGAGACGGAGCTAAAAATGAATTAGCACTTACTTTAGATAAAGTTTTACTCTTTGAAGAAAAAATATCTTTAAAAGATAGTATTATTCTAAATTTAAATAACCAGGTAAAAAATTATAATTCTATAATATCTACTAAATCAGATCAACTTTTACTTTCACAAAAATTATCTAAAAAACTCCAAAAAGATTTAAAAAAACAAAAATTAAAAACTAAACTAATGGGTGGAGCCGGTTTAGTAGCAGTTGCGGGAGTAGTTTTTTTATTGAAATAATATGTCTGATTTAAAAAAAGTAATACGTCAAGAATATCTTAAATGTGCTAGGGATCCTGTACATTTTATGCGTAAATATTGTTATATACAACACCCCCAAAGAGGACGTATTCAATTTAATTTATTCCCTTTTCAAGAAAAAGTATTAAAATTATTTAGAGATAATCCTTATTCTATAGTACTAAAATCTAGACAATTAGGTTTATCTACTTTATCCGCTGGTTATTCATTATGGTTAATGACTTTTTACAAAGATAAAAATATTCTTTGTATAGCTACTAAACAGGAGACAGCTAAAAATATGGTTACTAAGGTCAAATTTATGTATGAAAATTTACCCTCTTGGCTTAAAATAGACGCTTCTGAGAATAATAAATTAAATTTAAGATTAAAAAATGGCTCTCAAATTAAAGCAACTTCTGCAAGTAGTGATGCTGGTAGATCAGAAGCAGTATCTTTACTATTAATAGATGAGGCAGCTTTTATTGAAAATATAGGTGAAATTTGGGCCTCAGCTCAACAAACACTTGCTACTGGAGGTGGATGTATAGCTTTAAGCACACCCTATGGAACAGGTAATTGGTTTCATCAAACATGGACTAGAGCTGAAGCCGCTGAAAATGATTTTTTACCTATTAAATTACCCTGGTACGTACACCCTGAAAGAGATGATGCTTGGAGAAAACGTCAAGATGAATTATTAGGTGACCCTAGAATGGCAGCTCAAGAATGTGATTGTGATTTTAGTACATCAGGTGATATAGTATTTTACCCTGAATATATAGAATTTTATCAAAATACTTATGTTAAAGATCCTATGGAAAGAAGAGGTGCTGACCAAAATTTATGGGTTTGGGAATCCCCTGATTACACTAGAGATTATGTAGTAGTAGCTGATGTATCTAGGGGAGATGGTAAAGATTATTCTGCTTGTCATGTTATAGATGTAGCTAATAATGTACAAGTAGCTGAATATAAAGGACAATTAGGTACTAAAGAATATGGTCATTTATTAGTAGGATTAGCTTCGGAATATAATGAGGCTATGTTAGTAATTGAAAATGCTAATATAGGTTGGGCTACTATACAAGTTGCTATTGATAGAAATTATCCTAATCTTTATTATTCACAAAAGAGTGATTCCCCAAATGCTAATTCGTATTTTGATAAGTATCAGGATCATTCAAAAATGGTTCCTGGTTTTACTATGTCTTCTAGAACTAGACCTATGGTAATAGGTAAGTTTCAAGAATATATAAGTGATAAAGGAGTAACTATACAATCTAAAAGATTAATAGAGGAAATGAAAACTTTTATATGGAAAAATAATAGAGCAGAAGCCCAGTCTGGATATAATGATGATTTAGTTATGTCCTTTGGAATTGCTATGTATATAAGAGATACGGCACTAAGACTAAGACAGAGGGGTTTAGATAGTACTAAACAAGCTTTAAGTCATATGGCTGTAAATAGAACTCCATACCAAGGGGGTTATGGTACTAATCCATATAATAAAAACCCATATGAACAAAAATTTGGAAATGATAAGGAAGATATTAGATGGCTCTTTTAAATCATATTTATAATAATAATAATATACTATGGCTGATAAAAGCGTATTTTCAAGGTTAAAAAGATTATTTTCTACAGATGTAATAATAAGGAATGTAGGTGGTAATCAAGTTAAAGTAATTGATAGTGGAAAAATTCAGGCCACTGGTGAACTAGCTACTAATTCATTAATTGATAGATATAATAGAATATATTCTACTAGCCCTACTTCCTTATATGGTGCTCAATTTAATGTAAATTATCAGTATTTAAGACCACAACTTTATTCTGAGTATGATTTAATGGATCAAGATGCTATTATAGCTTCCGCTTTAGATGTATTATGTGATGAATCAACCCTAAAAAATGATATGGGGGAAGTAATTCAAATTAGAAGTGCTAATGAAGATATACAAAAAATATTATATAATTTATTTTATGATGTTTTAAATATAGAATTTAATCTTTGGATGTGGATTAGACAAATGTGTAAATATGGTGATTTCTTCTTAAAATTAGAAATAGCAGAAAAGTTTGGTGTTTATAATGCTATACCTTATACTGCATACCATATAGAAAGACAAGAAGCATTTAATCCCGAAAATCCAGCTGAAATAAGATTTAGATATGCCCCAGACGGATATGATAATTTAAGTTCGGGTATGTATCCTGTACCAGGAGCTGCATCTGGTAATTTACAAAATGAAACTGGTATATTTTTTGATAACTATGAAATGGCTCATTTTAGACTTATTTCAGATGTTAATTATCTTCCTTATGGTAGAGCTTATATTGAACCCGCCCGTAAACTTTATAAACAATATGTGTTAATGGAAGATGCAA